TTTAGAAAAGATATTGGTAAAGGTAGAAGACCTTCATCGGTTGATTATACAGATATAGAGGGTGATGTACGAAGAAGAGATTTAACTATCAATGCTTTGTTCTATGATATTGATAGAAAAGAGATAGTTGATTTAGTTGGAGGTATTGCAGACCTTAAAAAGAAAAACATTAGAACAGTTGGTAAGGCATCAGAAAGATTTGATGAAGACCCATTAAGAAAACTAAGAGCTTTAAGATTCCAAGCAAGGTTAGGTGGTAACTTAGATAAAGAATTACTTGATGCGTTACAAAAAGACCCATCACTTAAAGGAGTTTCATTTGAAAGAGTTAGAGATGAGGTTATAAAATCAATCAAATCAGCTAAAGATACTAAAAAGTATATGGAGTTGAATGATAAGATTGGATTCACTTCACTAATATTCCCAAATCTTAAAATATCTAAACCTTACATCAAGGATAATGATTATATTTTGTTCATTGCATCACTATTAAAAAAGAATTCACCTTCGGTATTAGGAAAACAATTAAACAAATTAACTTATTCTAATGACGAAAAAAATAATATTGTATTTTTAGTATCACTACAACACTTTAGACCAGAAGAAATTGTAGTATTCAAGAAACTACAACAAAAAACATCTTTATCAGATGACCAAATCCTTAAATTTGGTAAGTTGATTGGAAAAGATATGAAAAAGTTTGTAAACTTTAACTTATCTATTGGTGGAAAGGATGCTCCATCTGATATCAAAGGACCTGAAATAGGATTGTGGATTAAAAATAAAGAAAAGGAAAAGTTTATGAATGAAATAGAACAATTAATAAGTGATATTGATAATAAGTTAGTTGAAATGTTTTTACCGAACACTAAAACACCACAACAACTAATCAAAGAAAACATAAACGAATCTAAATTACTCCAAGAAGGTGGTGCGTATGGACATATGTCTCACCCATTTGATACTGATATCAATTTAACCTTTGGACAACTTAAAGATATCGTAAATAGAGCACTCGAAGGTACATTAGAGTTCACAAGAGAGAAAACAGATGGTCAAGCACTAGCTATTTCATGGAGAGATGGTAGGTTGGTAGCGGCCAGAAACAAAGGACACCTAAAAAACAGAGGTGAGAATGCTTTGGATATACAAGGGGTATCAGATAAGTTCCAAGGTAGGGGTGGATTGAGTGATGCTTACAATTATGCAATGAAAGACCTCTCAAATGCAATCAAATCACTTAACGATAAACAAAGAGATAAGATATTCAAACAAGGTGCGTGTTTCATGAACCTTGAAGTGATATACCCAACATCAGTAAACGTTATTCCTTATGGTCAAGCGTTACTTGTGTTCCATGGTACTATGGAATTCAATGAAGAAGGTGTTGCAATTGGAGAGAATGGTGATGCGGCTAGAATATTGGCTGGTATGATTAAACAAGTTAACAAAGATGTACAAGATAGTTATACAATCAAAGGCCCACCTGTTGTAAAACTACCTAAATCACAAGATTTATCAAAGAAAAGAAGTAAATACTCATCACAGATATCTAAACTACAAAAAGAATTTGGTTTAAAGGATACTGATGGTGTTGCAAACTACCATCAATCATGGTGGGAACAATGGGTTGATAAAAATTCACCATCAACACTCGATAACAAAACCAAAATGGGGTTAGTTAAGAGATGGGCATTCATGGATAAAGGGTTTAGATTAGATAAAAAGAACATTACTGATGAAAAAACATTAGAATGGGCTAAGAAAACAGATAAAGATGACCAAAAGAAGATTGGTAAGAAAAATTTAATGAAGTTCGAACAGATTTTCCTTGGTCTTGGAGCAGAAGTATTAGAATTTACTTCATCAGCACTTACAGTTAATCCTGATTCAGCAGTTCGTGATATGAAAAAACGAATTGATAAAACAATCAAAGATGTTAAGAAATCGGGTGACCCAAAAAAGATAGAAAAACTTAAATTGGAACTTGGTAGATTAAATTCTATTGGTGGTTCTAAAAAAATTGTACCAAATGAAGGTATCGTGTTCTTGTATAAAGGAAATACTTTTAAACTTACTGGTACATTTGCATCCGTAAATCAAATACTTGGTATTTTCTTCTAAAATTTATCGGTTTCTTTAATTTGATATATTTATATATAAATTATAACCTAATATATAACAATGGGTAAAGAATTCAAGAAGAAATATATGCACCCAACTCGTAGAAAGTTGGTTGATATGGTGGAAACAGGTGAGTATGATAAAAATACTACCATTGGATACACAAAAAAAGAAGAATCTCGTAAAGTTGGTGATGTTTGGGAAGATAAGCATAACAGATATGAGAAAAAAGAAGGATATGTTCTAAAAACAGGTAAAAATTCGGAAGCTTTCCAAGAAATTAGAAAATATCTTGAAAAACAATCAAAATGTAACAATTCTGATTGTAAAACTATTAAAAAATCTGATAAAGATTTAAAGTTTATTAAAAATGGTGGGTTTTGTATGGATTGTACAATCGAAAGAGAACATGAAATCAAAGTCGCTGGAGTCTGGCAAGAATATAACGATTATAAAGTTTGGACAAGAATGATTGTATATGGTAAAACAAAAGTAGAAGCATATAAACAATCAATAGATGAACTTAAAGAAGAATATGAAATGGTAGGTTCGGATGGTAAGGTTACTGAAACTTGGAAGTTACCAAAATCCATAGAAGAAACCAAAAAAGATATTCAAGAACTAATTTCTTTTGGTGAAGGTGAAATAAAAGAACTAGAAGAAAAAAGACAGAAAGCTTTCGATGTATTAAAGGAAAAAAATTATGAGCATTATATTTAGTTTATTAATTAAACGTTGGAGGGAAATAATAATCCTTCTTTTATTGGGAATCATTTTATTTTTAAGAGGTTGTGGGGATGAGTATGGTGATAAAGAAATAATAAAAATAGATGGTGAAGATTTTGAATTATTAGAATCAAAAACTGACACCATATTTGTAGAAAAGGAAGTTAAAGTAACCAAATATGTACCAAAGTACATTACAAAAGAAGTAATTAAAGAAGTAGAGATACCAGTAGATGTAGATTCACTTGCAATTATCAAAGATTACTTCTCAAAGGTAACAGTTAAAGATACTTTGAATTTGGCATATGATTTTCCTGATGTAGTTACTGATTCAGTAGGTAACAAACCAAGTGGAGATTTAGGATTTGGTATTTTAACTGATATCATTTCACAAAACAGAATTGAATCAAGAGAAATCGATTGGTATTTTAAGATTCCAACAGTTTATAATACTACAATAGTAAAAGAATTACCAAAAAATGAATTCTATTATGGATTTGGTGCAGGAATAGACCAAACAAATGGATTTAATAATCTTAGTGGTAATGTTTTATTTAAAAACAAAAAACAAAATATTTACGGTTTAAATATTGGTATATCAAATCAACTTGGTGAGTATAAACCATTTGTTGGTGGTTCTATGTATTGGAAACTAGGAAAAAAATAGAATGGCTAAACAATCTTTAAAAGATATTATAAAACTTGAGTATCAGAAATGTGCTGGAGACCCAATCTACTTTATGAAAAAATATTGTATGATTCAACATCCTGTGCGTGGTAAGATACCTTTTCATTTATATCAATTTCAAGAAAGAACATTAGACCAATTTGCAGAACACAGATACAATATTATCCTTAAATCTCGACAAACAGGTATCTCTACCTTAACTGCGGGATTTTCACTTTGGAAAATGTTATTCAATCAAGATTTTAATGTATTAGTAATTGCAACTAAACAAGAAGTTGCCAAGAACCTTGTAACGAAGGTTCGTGTAATGAATCAGTACTTACCATCGTGGTTAAAACAAACAACAGTAGAGGATAATAAGTTATCTCTGAGATACTCGAATGGTTCTCAGATAAAAGCAACATCAGCCGCTGGAGATGCTGGTCGTTCTGAAGCACTATCCCTATTAGTATTTGATGAGGCGGCATTTATTGATAAGATTGAAGATATTTGGGTATCAGCACAATCAACACTATCGACTGGTGGTAATGCGATTATCCTTTCAACACCAAATGGTGTCGGAAATTTCTTTCACAAAACTTGGGTTGGTTCTGAAGAACAAACAAATACATTTAACTCAATTAGATTACATTGGAGTGTTCATCCTGAAAGAGACCAAAATTGGAGAGATGAACAAGAGGTACTATTAGGACCAAAAGGAGCGGCACAAGAATGTGATTGTGATTTTGTTTCTTCTGGTGATACTGTGATAGACCCACAACTCCTTTTGTTTTATAAAGAATCTTATGTACAAGAACCAATGGAGAAAACAGGATTCGATGGAAACCTTTGGAAATGGGAATATCCAAACTATAATAAAGCTTATATGGTTGTAGCGGATGTTGCTCGTGGAGATTCCTCGGATTATTCTGCATGTCATGTTATTGATATAGAAGAATCATCTCAAGTTGCCGAATATAAAGGTAAATTAGATACAAAAGATTTTGGAAACTTCCTTGTATCACTTTCAACTGAATATAATAATGCATTACTTGTTATTGAGAACGCAAATATTGGTTGGGCAGTAATACAACAAGTAATTGATAGAGGATATGGGAATCTTTTCTACATGAGTAAGGATTTAAAGTATGTAGATGTAGAAAATCAATTAACAAACAAATATAGAGCACAAGATAGAGGATTAACGGCAGGATTTAGTACAACTTCCAAAACACGACCTTTGATTATATCAAAGTTGGAACAATATATTAGAGAAAAATCAGTAACGATTCGTTCACAAAGAACAATAGATGAATTATTTACATTTATATGGAGTGGAAACAGAGCTGAAGCTATGAGAGGTTATAATGATGATTTAACAATGTCATTATCAATCGGATTATGGGTTAGAGATACTGCATTAAGATTAAGACAAGAAGGAATTGATTTAACAAAACAAGCATTAGGTGGTATTGGAGCACACTCTTTAGATATTAGTGGAATGGGATTTGGAGGTAACTCTTCAATGGAAGATGACCCTTGGAAAATGAGAGTTGGAGATAGTAATGAAGACCTAACTTGGTTAATTAAATAATTGTATATTTATAATATAAGGAGAAATAACTATGATATCATTAAAAAATTTACTTAACGAAGAAATATACACAGAAGAATATACTGTGGAAAATTATCACGATATAAAAGAATTCTGTGAGTTCATGAAAGAATACAAATCTGATATGAATGAAGCTGAGTATCAAGGTAGAACAGTTAAACTTGGAAAACCAATGCAAGGTGATGTTAAAAAATTTAAGGTATATGTCAAAAACCCACAAGGTAACGTTGTAAAAGTTAACTTTGGACATGGAGGAAGTTCAGCAAAGAAATCAGGAGAAAAAACAATGTCTATTCGAAAGAATAATCCAGATGCAAGAAAAGCATTTAGAGCTAGACATAATTGTGATTCACCAGGACCAAGACACAAAGCAAGGTATTGGTCTTGTAGAAAATGGTAAAACAAAAACAAATAAAGGTTATAATTTAAATTAGGAACAAAATGGCAGATACTTCATTTTTTGGTAGATTAACGAAACTCTTCAGAGCTCAAGCAGTTGTTACTGTTGACAAAGATGGTAAGAGAAAAGTTGTTGATACCGATGAAAGACAACAAACAAATTTATCTTCTCTAAGAGATAGATATACGAAACTACAAAAAAGTTTCTTTGAACAAGCAGGTGGTGCTCAATCAATGGCATACCAACAAGTTCGTAGAGAAGTTTTTAGAGATTACGATGCGATGGATAACGACCCAATACTTGCATCGGCTCTTGATATATATGCAGATGAATCAACACTAAAGAACGAATTTGGTGATACTCTTATGATTCATTCTGATAATGAACGAGTTCAAGATATATTAGTAAACTTATTTTATGATGTTCTTAATATAGAATTCAACTTATGGCCATGGACTAGAAATATGTGTAAGTATGGAGATTTCTTTTTAGGTTTAGAAGTTGCAGAAGGAAAAGGTATCGTAAATGTTACTCCTCATTCAGTTTATAATACAGAAAGATTAGAAAGAACAGACCCATCAAATCCAAATTCAGTAAAGTTTAAAATTACTGAAGACCCGAATGGAAAAGAAGAATACGAAAACTTTGAAATCGCTCACTTTAGGTTGTTAGCAGATACTAACTGGTTACCATATGGTAAATCTATGATTGAGAATGGACGAAGATTGTGGAAACAATTATCTCTAATGGAAGATGCTATGTTAATCCATAGAATCATGAGAGC